GTATCCAAATAGGTAACTCTTCAGGTCCAATTTTATATCCTAACTTTTTTAACAGGTTTTCCGTTTGTATAAAATCTTCATCAGTTAGAACTTGAAGATTTAGATAGTTAAACTCTGTATCAACAGGTTCATTAGTTTTTTGGTAGTGTTGTTTACATTTATAGGTTTTACCAAACTTACCATCTTTTGAATTATAAAACTCATCTTCAGATTTATAAGTTCCACACAATCTACAAAATAAAAACCACTTACCGTCTGGTCCTATGAACCTGCGATTTACAAGTGAGTTTATCCTGTTGTTACTCATTCAAGAGTTGCTTACCATATTTCTCGTTTATGAACTTATCAACAGCTTCTAACTTTTTCATTACTTCAGGGTTTCTTCCCTTGAGGGAGTATTCTGACATAACATCAGTAATCCTACACAATTCAGTTAGAGTTGCTTTTATGTTATTGTTCTCCAAATATTTTAGAACCAAGTGTGATTGGTTTTGCCAAGTAATAGTTTCTTCTTTAGTTTTCATAGTTTAGATAGTTGTTAAAAAATGTTTCCATTTGGTTATTTAGTTCTTGTTCTTTTTGTTCACGATACTCTTGATACAAGTAGTCGTCGTCAAGTTGATTGTTTTGAGTTTCTAAAACCCAATTTTCAATCAGTAATTCAAAATGTTGTGATGTTTTTCCCATAATATATTTCTTTTATACATAAAATATAGAAAATAAAAATGAAAAAAAAAGGATTTATTCATTTTTATTTTACTTTATTTTTATTTTTTATTTAGTTCTTGGTAAATATCTTGAATATAATCAAGTTGGTTTGGTGACATAAACAAGACCATTGGTTCATCTGTTTTACCACCCCCACCAACAACAGATAGTTCAATTGCAAGTTCAGCGGTATCAGTAAGTTCACGGTCAAAGAACTCCATATTAACAACATCATTGACCCCATAGAAATAAGATATATTGGTTTCGTCCAAAATTGCTTCCTCTAATTTTTTTGTTACCGACTCATAGGTAAGTAAAGTAGGGTGCTCTTCAAGGACATCAATGAAGTGATTATAGATAACTTTGATTTCAGCTAAAGTTAAATTAAGTTTTTTGTTGTTGTTAAAGTCTTCACCTTTAACGTTGTAGTAATGTTGCTCTTCCATTTTTTTATTATAAATATAAGTAAGTTTATTTTTATACAAAAATAGAATAAAAAACTTTTTTATCAAGAAAAATAATTTATTTTACAATTTTATTTTTTTTGTTTCTAAACGACTATTTTAGGTTGTGGGTTATGGTGATAAGGGTTTAGGGACTAAAGTGTCTTAAACAACAAATAAAGTATGTTATATGAGGTTTAACACATTAGGTTTGTTATATCCAAATACAACTCTACCAACAAATAAAGAAAAAAATAAAAAAAAACTATAAACTCTTTTTTTTTTACAGAGTTATTTTATAGTTGTGTTGTAGACTACTGAAATGTGTTTACCTCCTTGTTTGTAATTCACGGACTTATATCAAACAACCAGACCTCAAATATGAGATTTGTGTAAAGGGAGTTCCTCTAGAACTAGCATTACTAGCATCTAGAGCGGACTTACTCCCTTCCTTCCTAAATATAAAATATAAATTACTAGTCTAGTTAAATAATAAATTAGTAGGTAACCTAATAAAATATAATTTGCTTGACTAACTAAAAATTATTAATATATTTATTTTATAGATAGTATTGCTCCCATAATATAATCTAAAATTGATTTCTTAATTGATTTATAAGCCCTAACTTATGTCCGTGAGTTAGGGTTTTTTTTGTTATATCTTTTTTTTTACAAAAAAACTCTTATATTTATATTATAAAAACTAACTAATGGGTTGCAATTGTAAAAAAAATACACAGGTTCTTAATAATTTAGATTCTCAAGACCATTTGAATATGGCGTTTGATGTTTATAAAACTTATATCAAGGGAAAACCTGAAGGGTTTACATATGACGAGGGGGATAAAAAAATATTTGTAGATACATTCTTATCACTTTACCCCAACGTAAAAACGAAGGTAAGCTATGAACACGCATTAGAAACAATTAAAAATATAAATAAACAATATGGAAAATAATAAAAAACCTATTGGTAGACCTCGTTTAGAAACGACAATGAATCCAGAGTGGTATAAAATTATTGTTGATGCTGGTAGTAAAGGAAAACACATAACTCAATTCCTTTTAGAACTCGGTATATCTTGGGAAGGACACCACGCATTACTAAAAAGAAATAACAAATATTATGAAGCCGTTGATGAATACCACAAATTGTGTGAGAATTATTGGTATAATATGGCACATAAAAGTATGGAAGAAACCGGAGGTAACGGATTCAATTCAAGGCTGTGGAGTTTGATAATGAGAAATAAGTTTAGTAGTAGATGGAGTGAACAGAGTAGAGTAGACCTAACAACTCAAGGAGAAACCATAAACACCCCCTCACCTATACAAATAGAAATAGTGAGACAAAAAATAGATAATGATGAAGATAAAATCTAAAACTGGAAAAGAATATTTATATTCTTACAAAACAATATTGCTAAAACCTGAAGTGGCTTACGAGTTACAAGAACTACGGAAGATACACAAGGTATCATATTCAGACCTACTGATGGGTTTGATACAAATGTCTAAAACTAAATAATGGCTAAAGTTAAAACTCAATCAACAACAAAACTTGTTAAATCAAAAGTAACAAGACCCGGTGTCCACGCAAAAACAAAAACATCAACAAGTAAAAGTTCAAGAAACTATAAAAAGAAATACAGGGGTCAGGGGTAATAACTAATAAAAACAAATAAACAATATGGAAAAAAAAATAACAGAAACTAAAGGAACTATTGAATTAAAACTTATCAATGCAAATCCTAATAACCCAAGAACAATCAAAAAAAATCAGTTAGAAAAACTGAAGAAATCAATTAGTGAGTTTCCTGAAATGTTAGAACTACGCCCCCTCGTAGTAGATGAAGATATGGTAGTGTTGGGGGGAAATATGAGATTAAAAGCACTCAAGGAATTAAACTTTACACAAGTTCCTTATATTCAAGTTTTAGGATTGACTGATGAACAGAAACAACAATTCGTTATTAAAGACAATGTAAACTACGGAGACTGGGATTGGGGTGTTTTACAAAATAGTTGGAACGTTGATGGTTTAGGTGATTGGGGTTTAGATGTTCCTGAATGGGTTATTGATGGGGACACAGAACCCGAGATTGATTTAGACGAACTTGACCAAGCGTTAAACAAATATATTGATGGTAAGATAAAACAAATCACTTGTTATTTTGATACTAAAGAATATGACGTTATGATTAAAAAGTTGGAATATATCAAGGATAAAGAAAAACTTGAAAACCATACAAAAGTATTACAATATCTAACTGAACTTTATGGTGAGGTGAATAAACTAAACAACTAATGAGTGTGGTAAAAGAAAAATTATCATTTAATGACTTTTCAAGTGAGATTATAAAATCGGGGGATATTGACCCCGATTATATTTTCCTAAAAAATCATTTAGATAAGTTTGGTCGGGATGAGACAATTGAATTGTTTAAGAAAAAACTTTTGATTTATAATCTTGAATCAGAACTGTTATATCACACAGGTCAAATAACACAAGAAGAATTAAAGTTTGGTGCGGAACGTAGAAAACAAAAAAGATATTTTAGTAAGTGGGAACAAAAATTACAAAAGGTAGATTTTGATAAGGTTATGAAAACTTTTGACGGAGCTGACTATTTGGTATTTCGTGAGTTTTTTATAACATTAGAAGGTATGGGTAATTGGGCAAGTTGGAAGGCTGCGGATATTATGAATAAAGTTTTTGGTGTTACTTTTCATTTTGACGAAATGACTTTTCTTAACGCATATGAATATCCACTCAAAGGTTTATTGATGATAAATAATGAAACTGAAGATATTAAACTTTATAGGAATACAGAACTATTCAAGGAACATATCCAAAACGCATTTAACATATCTAAAAACGTTCCTAATGGATTCTTTTTCAACACGGGGGACTTACTTACTCTTGAAACTTGTTTGTGTAAATACCACTCCTATAAACACGGGAAATACAATATTGGTGAAGACCTCCATAGAATAATGGAAATCAACAATAATCCAAGGTTACAAAAATATTGGGGTTTAATATGAAAATAAAACATTTGATTTTAGGTAAAGGTTTTATGGGACTATCGGTATACGGGGCAATTAAGGATACTGACAAAAAAATTATATGGAACTACAAACCAGAGTCAGCATCCAAAAGTGCTGCAGGGATACTCACGGAGAGTTGGTATACAGCCTCAACAATTAGGGGTCAATACAAATATCCCTTTACAAGAGAAATGGTAACCAACGGAATAAAGTTTTTGACTGAAAACGGGGCAATACTTTTACAAGAAGACGAGTTAAGAATAAATGAAGTCAACGTAGGTTCAGAAGTAAAAGTCAGTAAAGATACTTGGCTCCTATGGAATAAAGATGAATATTTAGATTCTCCAACAGAAACAATTCAAGAAACTATATTAGATATTGATTTTGTAAATAAAAAAGTTGAGACAACAAATGGTATTTACGAGGCTGAAAATCTTTATGTTTGTTTAGGGATAAACTTATTGGACTTTACAAAAGAAATACCCTTGAGACCAAGATTGGGTCAAGCACTGTTTATTGATGACTCTGACCAAACTTTAAGAACTTATTATACCTCACCCTATACACACTTTACCTTAAGACCTTGGGGTAACGGCAAGGTTAGAATTGGTGATACAACCAGTAAAACACATTTACCATATATCCTAAAAAGATTTGGTAAGGGGGAAATAACAAAGGGGGTTAGACCAGCTCCTATAAAAGACGGACTAATTTATCACAAATTAAAAAACACACACATTTTTACAAGTGGTGGTAGAGTTGGTTTTGGTTTGAGCGGTATGGTAGGTTATTATTTCCAAGATTTAATAGACAATAAAATACAATTTTGATATGCAGGTATATTTGGTAATTGGGGAATGTGGTGTTGGTAAAACTTGGTTGATGAAAAAACTTATTGATTACCTTGAAACTAAAAACAGGGCTAAAGTCGGTAAGGTAAAGTTCAACCTAAATAAAGAAAAAAATATTTATATTTTAGGAAACTATGACGGTTCTATGTATGAAGGGAGTGATAAACTATCTATGGCTGTAGCCGGTGATTTTGAGTTTTTTTATCACTATCTAAAAACAACAAACAACCCAATTGTTATTTGTGAAGGTGATAGATTTACAAATAAAACTTTTATTAATATGTTCAAACCAACTATAATAAAAATAAACGGAGATGGTTCAACAGGTCGTGAATTAAGAAAATCTACACAAACCCCCCGTCAATTAAAAAGTATTGCCACACGAGTTAGAAATATTAGTGAAAATATAACTTTTGATAATAGTGAAAAAACTTTTGAGTTTTTCCAAAAAGAAATAATATAAATATGAAAAGGTTAGATTTACAATTTAAGGAAATTGATATTGCCAAGTTTAAGAAAAGAACGGCACTTTTGAGTGATGTTAAAAATATGATAAAAGATGATGTAATAATTTATGTTGATAATCAACCAGTCTTATTGTATAAAAATATTAAAGAAAATACTGACGATTTAAGATGGGCGGTTAAGAATATAGATTATGTGGAAGGTAAAAGAACGAGGGGTCTAAAATCAACATCAGCAATATTTGGATACTCACCAAGAATTGCTATGAGGCATGACTATTGCACCATAACAAGTATGGCGGAAAAACACCCTAAACAACATCATATTATATCAAACTATATTAGAAGAGTTATACAATATTACGAACAATATTTCCCTGAAATATTTGAACAACATAAAGATATAGTATATGAAAAAGTTTTAGATGAATGGAAAATTGGTAACACCCCTTTTACGTCAGGCATTGTAAATAAAAATAATCAATTGAAATATCATTTTGATACTGGTAATTTCAAGGGTGTTTTATCTAATATGGTTGTATTCAAGAAGGGAACATCAGGGGGGCATTTAGTTATACCTTCTTTAGATTTAGCCCTTGAGGTGTCAGACAATAGTTTAACAATATTCAACGGACAAGATATTTTACACGGAGTATCCCCAATTGAATACGATACTGAAACAGGTTATAGATATTCTGTAGTATATTATTCTTTAGAGCAAATGTGGAAGTGTGAACCTTTAGGTGATGAAATTGATAGAATAAGAAATGTGAAAACACAACGGGAGATTAATAGGTTAGACCAAGACCACCTTAACAAACTGTCAAAAAGTGCTGATAGTTTAAGTAAGTTTGTAGAGAACGAAAAAAAAATAAAAAAGGAAAAGAACAATATAAAATAGATGAACGAAAAACAAGAACAATTCATTAAAGAATTATCAAGTTCATTAGGTATAGTTTCTGTTGCATTACAAAAGTCAGACATTACAAGAACTGAACTTGACAGTTGGAAAAACAATATGGAGTTTCAAGAAGAGGTAAAAAAAGTTAATGAGATGTGTTTAGATTTTGTTGAAAACAAATTGATACAACAAATCAACTCGGGGGAATTGCCAGCAATCCAATTCTATCTAAAAACCAAAGGTAAAAAAAGAGGTTATTAAAATGATTGATATAAGATTGGGGGATTGTTTTGAGTTGATTAAGGACTTACCTGATAACTCTGTGGATTTGGTAATCACCAGTCCACCCTATGCAGATATTGTAAATTATGGTATAAACATATCAATTAAAAAACCTGGTGAGTATTGTGATTGGTTATTACCCCTATTCAATGAAATACAGAGGGTTCTTAAACCAAGTGGTAGTTTCATACTAAACATCAATGATAATTGTTCTAATGGGTTAAGAAACCCGTTTATCTATGAATTGATATACCGCAGTCAAAAGGAAACAAAGTTAAAGTTTTATGATACCTACATCTGGCATAAGAAAAATGGTATTCCAAATGGTAGTAAAAAACGATTTAGGAATAACACAGAGTTTATATTCCATTTTGTTAAGAACCAAAAGGAGTTAAAGTTCTATATGGATAGGGTAATGAAAGATGGTGCTGAATCTTACAATGAAAGAAAGAAATACGCATGGAAAGTAGCCAATCACGGATTTACCGAAGATGGTATTAGATTAGATAAAAAATTTATTGATGGTAGTAATTTACCCGATAAAGTTAGACCTGATAATGTATTCAGGTTTCCAACAGCAGGATTAGCAAGGGATAATACCATTAGACACCCTGCTCCATATCACAAAGAATTACCCACATATTTCATCAATTTACTAACAGATGAAGGTGATACTATCTTGGATGTATTCAGTGGAATAGGGACAACAGGATTGGGGTGTAATGATAGAAATTACATAGGGTTTGAGTTAAATGAGAAATACGCAGAGTTCTCAAAGAAAAGATTAAGTGGTGAAGAACTTGAAGATTGGTTGGTATGCCAGTATGACTTGGATGATAACCTGATTGCTTGTTATAAGAACAGGATGGAAGCAGAGAAGGCAACAGGTGTAAATAATATGGATATAATGAGAACCTACAACAGAACCAAGTTTAATAGTCGTGGGGGTTATAAATGGAAACTACAAAGGAAGTATGTAATCAACCAATATGACCTAAATGATACATTTGTTCGTAGTTGGGATACAATCACACAGATTGAATCTGAACTTGGATTTGATAGTCACAACCATATTGAAGATTGTATTAGAAAAGGAAATCAAACCAGTTATGGTTATAAATGGAAATTAGAACAAAGAATATGAAGATACAAACAACAATTGTTTTTGATGAGTTATTAAAATCTGACGCAGAAGACAAGAGAATTGTTGTTGCTCAAGGGGGGTCTCGTTCTGGTAAAACTTATAACATTCTAATCTATTGGGTTTATAAATTATTACAAGAAGAAAACAAAACCTTATCAATTGTTCGTAAAACTCTACCAGCGTTAAAAAACTCTGTATTAAAAGATTTACAAGAAGTGTTAGAATTATTCGGTCTATGGAATGATAAAGACTGGCACAAAATGGAGGGATACTTCAAGATTGGAACAAACACTATCAATTGGTTCTCTATTGACGAACCACAAAAGTTAAGGGGGAGTAAAAGAGATTACCTATATTGTAACGAAGCAAACGAACTAAAAATTGAAGACTGGAACCAACTTATATTTAGAACAACAGATAAAGTTATATTGGACTTGAACCCGTCAGAATTATCTTGTTGGGTTTATGATTTAGAAAAAAGAGAAGATTGTTTTTATTTCAAGACAACTTGGAAGGACAATCCCTTCGTAGATAAGAATATTATAAAAGAATTAGAATCGTTAAAGTATAAAGATGAAAACCTTTATAGGATTTATACTTTAGGAGAAAAAGGTATACCAACAACATTAGTATTCAACACATATAACACAATACAAAATATTCCTGAATATGCAAAACTGTTAGGGTATGGTGTGGATTTTGGATACAATGACCCATCAACTTTAGTGGCGGTATATCAAAACGGGGAAGAACTTTATTTTGAGGAAAAGTTATTTGTAAGGAACCTAACAATACAAGATTTTATTTACAGAATAAAAGAAGAACAAATAAATCAAACAGATTATATTTGGGCGGACTCCGCATCACCACAAGCCATAGAAGAAATACGTAGAGAGCGGTTTAATATCAGGGGGGTAAATAAAAAATCAATCCTACACGGAATAGACCTTGTTAAAAGACATAAAGTTTTTATAACAGAGGCATCACAAAATATATTACGGGAGTTTCAATCGTATAAATGGAAAACCGATAAAGACGGCAAACTCCTTGACGCTCCCGAAGATAAAGACAACCATACCATAGATTCAATAAGATATGTATTAGAATCAACTGTTGGTAATAAACAAAAGAAATTCAGTTTCGTATGATAAAAATAAAAATAGATAATAAAGAAATCTTGATTGACCCAAGGTTAACAATCAATATGTATCAAAAGATACAAAAAAATCCTAAAAAATATGAAACTCCAACAGAGGTATTGTCCTTGTATTTGGATTTAGAACCAAAAGAATTACGGTCATTACCGGTTGATGAAATATCTTATATTGCAGATACAATAACAAAACATAATGAAGAACCAAATACCGATATAGTTCTAACCTTCAAGTATAAAGGAATTGATTATGGTATGGAGAACGATTGGGGGAATATGACTTGGGGACAATGGACAGATTTAGAAGTATTCAGTCAAAAGGATAAAATAAATGATTCTATTCATGTGCTTATGGCACTCCTCTACAGACCGGTAAAAGTGCAAGAAGGAAAAACATATGTGTTGGAAAAGTTTAACTCTGACGAAGTATGGGATAGAGCAAATCTTTTCAAGGATATACCTGTTGAATATTGGTTTGGAGCTTCTACTTTTTTTTTGCTTATGTCAACAACATACATAAAAAATATGGAAAGTTCTATGAAAACGACGATGCGGGTCAAGAAGATAATTTGGACGGGGATGAAACATCTACCAAAATGGTTAGTTCCGAAGCGGCTGCACGATTTTATTTTGAGTTAACATTTCAGTTGTCTAATGACGATATAACGAAATTTGACGGACTGAATAAAACTAATATGTATTTATGTTTGAATGCGGCATCTTTAATTAAAGATAGAATTATTCAACAACAAAACGAGTTAAAAAAATTAGAACAAAAACAAAAAGTTAACAGATGAGTAATGTAATGAATCAATATACAACCTTCCACAAGGTTTTAGATTATCTACAATATTTTCAAGAACAATCCCCCATAGTCAATTCTTTTGGTTATGGTAATCTTGTTGATTTTGGAAAAAATATATCAGGTAGTTCTGTAAATTACCCCTTCTTATTTGTTGTTCCACAAGCAATAGAATATCAAGAAAATATGACCGTATATTCTGTTACGATGATATTTGCGGATATTCTTAATTGGGATTTATCAAATGAAAAAGATTGTGTAAGTGATATGAGTTTACAGGCACGTAGATTTTTATCTTATATTAAAAGGGGTATGAATACTTCACCTGAAATATATGATAATATTGATGTCAATTTTCCTCTAACCGCACTACCGTTTTTTGAGAGATTTGGAGACCACGTAGCCGGTGTTGCTCTTGAGGTTCCTTTAATAGTTTATGATACAATAGATGCTTGTGATTATTACCCAACCCCAACGCCAAGCATATCATCAAGTCCTACACCAACAATAACTCCTACACCAACAATAACACCTTCAATAACCCCTCCATAAGATGAACGAACGTGAGACACAAATATTATTACAAATATGTGATGATATTAAAAACAACATTCAAAAAGAATTATTAAAGGATAGGTTCTCACGAGCATACGATGGAACAAGAAAACCGGTAAATGGAGGGTATGTTGGAGCTTTAAGCAATAGAAAAACTACCGGTAAGTTATTTGAGGCTGTAACTGTTCAACCAACAACAACAGAAAAAGGTTTTGATATACAAGTAACTTTTCCTGGTGCTGACTATTGGAAGTGGGTCAATTTTGGACGTAGGGGTAAAAATACAGATATAGCTGGTAATTCAACAACTGTAAAATATCCCCCACTATCAGCAATACAATCTTGGATTGCAAACAAGGGTCTACCACAGTTCAGAGACAAACGAGGTAGATATATGAGTAATGCAGATAGAGCATTTCTAATACAAAGAAGTATTGGAGAATATGGTATTTTTCCTACTTTATTTGTAAACGAAGGTATACAAAAATCAGAGGAAGATGTAAAGTTCTTCCTTGTTGACTACGGTAGAACCGTTATCAAATCAATCATAGACAAACAACTAAAAAAATAATGTCAATTACATTTCAATCAACCCCAGCGGAGTTTCAACCTGTTTTATCTGACGGTATATTTTTCACCCTATCATCAAACACCTATAACACACTATCAACATTCAAGTTTAAATTCAACTATAACTTATTTGTAGAAGATGTATTGGTTTTTGCTGGTAAATGTTCCCCAAACCCCTATGGATTAGGTATTGTTGATTTACAACAAATATTAGAAACCTACACAGATTCTTTACCTATATCTTATTGGGATACAACCCCTATTTATACACATCAAACATTTCCGTTCTCAAGACCTGCAAATGAAGAGGTTATAAATTATTACTTGAAGGTGGGGTATGAATTTGCGGATAGTGAAATAAGTCCGGTAACCGGATATACAGGATACGGTAATTCTGTTGGAGACCCTGCAGTTCAAACACAAGTATACAAGGTATTCCGTTCAACTATGGGAACTAACCCAAGAGCCACACAACAGAGTTTTAACATAGACCCATATATTTTATCAGGATTACCACAAGGGGTATATCCAACAACATCAGGATTATTTCTAACAAACGCACCACGTATTTTAGATGTGTTAGATACTGACTATTTTACTTTAGGTTTTACTAACTATTACCTGTGGAGTGGACAAACTTCAGGATTTAGTCAAGGGTATTATGTTGAATATAACTTTTATGATGACCAAGGCGCATTACTATCAGCAACCACCTATGATAATATTACAACAAATGGGGGAGGTCCAAGAACTAATTGTAATTTAGTTTATCAAAACCTTTATTTGATTGAGCCTGTTTCAGCCGCTACAGATTGGAACACTATGTATGTTGCTGCAGGTCCGGCTAATTTACCACAAATCCCAAATGGAACGGTTCAATATACAGTTCAACTATTCGGGAACTTTACAGGAACTACAAGTCCTATCTTACCATCACCTACGCCAACCCCTACACAGTTCTTAACACCAACCCCAACACCAACACCGTCATCAACCCCTGCGGGAATCTGTTCAGGTTGCACCGAGTATCAAATAACATACACGGGAGAATCCGTAGCGAGTGTTACAATAATAAATTGTTACACACAACTAGCACAAAATATTCTAATTCAACCTAATTTAGTTTACAATGTATGTTCTTGTGAATTCCCAGTTACTGAAGTAGAAATGCAAATCTTAACAGGAGGTCCTTGTGGTCCCCCAATCACACCAACTCCAACCCCAACTCCAACTAATAGTTGTATTTGTGTAGAATATCTTGTTACAAATGATACCTTAATTACTGACTTTATACAATACATAAACTGTCTTGGTATTCCAACTACATATGGTTTAGCTGGTAATTCCGCAACCACAATTTGCGCATGTGAGGGAACAATAGTAACTGAATACTCAACTGTTAGTGAATTAGGTCCTTGTGTTCCTCCATCTCAAACTCCTACAAGAACCCCTACTAAAACTCCTACACCAACACCAACACCAGGGTGTGTTTGTATTGAATACCAAATTGACTCAGAGCGAGAAGATGTAACTACAGTATCTTACATTGACTGCGAGAATCAAGCGCAATTTGACTCACTACCTGGATTTGGAACCCTAATAATTTGTGCTTGTGAAGGTTCTGTTAATGTTGAAGGTGGTGTTTCTATTACTAACTTAGGTCCTTGTTAAAAATTAAAATATTATGGCTTTAATCCCACAACCAGTCCCAACAGGATACACAGAAGGAAACTGTGTAGAATATACACCTGTCAGCGAGATTTTTACATTCAACCTGACTTGTGGTCCAACTCGTTCAGCAAACCAACATATACAACTTATGTTCTTAAACAGATATGGACAATTTGATTATATTACACTTTTGTTTAACAGATTTCAGGGTCTATCAATTTCAAGACAAAGTTATAAATCTCTTAATATTGATTGGGGTTCAAACGACCCACAGAAAACACAATACTCAAGGGGATTGAATGACTCAAATGTTGTTATGGTGGAAACGGTAATCGTTAATTCAGGTTTTGTAAATCAACCGACTTTTCAATGGTTAGAAGAACTATACACATCAAACCTTGTTTATGAAATAACAACAGAGGGGGGTTTAGCACCGGTAAATATTCTTAATACTGAATTTGAAAAAAAGATACAAGGTAATAGAACTATCTATAATCTTGAACTACAATATGTTTATAGCAATAATATCAAACTATTAGGTAAATAAATGGATACTATTTTATTAGTTCAACTCACCGGTAATACTTGGTCTCGTCTTGATATATTTGAGGATATACCAATTACGCTTGTAATTCAACAGAGTGATTTAACTGATTTAACAGCCCGTAGGGTTCCATACTCAAGAACAATTACTATACCTGACACAAATAATAATTCAATTTTATTTGAGCACTATTTTGAGATTAACGGTTTAGATTTTAACCCCCTACAAAAAATACCTTGTGTGGTTCAATATAGAGGAACAGACATTTTTCAGGGAGTATTACGTCTTAATTCTGTTACAACTAACGGAGATGAGAGAACTTATGAAATATTCATTTTAGGTGAGGTGTCTGATTTTTTAGCACCGTTAAGAAACTTGGAACTTCAAGATTTGGATTATACGGACTTAAATCACGAGTTGGTATACTCTTCTGTCACTCAATCTTGGGAGTGTGTTAATGACGGTTTAACGGGGTTATTACAGGGTCAAATCATATATCCTATGATAAACTATGGATTAGATTATCAAGGCGATTCATCTTCAGGGGCAACACCAACATTTTCTTATGATTTTGGTTTATCCACATCTTTTGACGACCCTACTAATTCTGTCCCACCTTCAATATTCAAGCCAGCTATTCAACTAAAATCTGTATTAGATAGAATGTTTGATAAAACAGGTTACCAAATACAGAGTCAATTCTTAAACTCACCATACTTTACATCAATTTATATGGATACATTCCAAAATGGTAAAGTAGGAATTGAATATGCATCAGGGGTTACAAATCAAAATATCTTTAATACATTTACAATAGGTAATGTATCTAAAAAGTATGATAAGGATACTATTACTCAACTGAACTTTACCCCCCAAATATCAAATGGTATTGACCCTTTAGGTAATTTTGATACTCCGGGTGGTATATCAAATAGATTTCAAGTTCCTTATGCCGGACAATATAGTTTCAACATTAGGTTTAATGTTTTAACAACCGATGTATTAATATTTACAGCACTCCTGGTTCCTGATATTGTTGTAAGGGGTTTTGTATCAAACTTTAGTACAGATATTGTTGGAACAGGAACTATGTTTTATGAATCTCCACCGATAAAACTATCACAAGCCTACGTAGGATTTGGGGGTTCAGGTCCATTACCAGTCAATTTATTTATAAACGAAACCTTCACAACAGGTCAATTTGTAGAGTTTATTGTTTTTGATAAAACAGCTTTTGTTCCTATTGGGATTGGTACTGGTATTGGTCAATATGTTTTACAAGGTTTTAGTCAAAATGGAGTAACAGACCCTTTTCCAAGATATGAACTATACAACTCACCAACGGTAATTACTGATTTGGTGGATATGAAACTTGGAATACCAAATATAGATTGTATTCAATTTCTAAAGTCAGTAATCACACTGTTCAACCTTATTGTAAGGTCAGACGAAACAACGAGGAAAATTATTATTGAACCTTACAATACAGAGTTTAACGATACAACAAGGACAGTAAGAGATTGGACGAATATTTTAGATATAGATTCAGATGTTAAAATTGAACCTTTATCTTATGAATTATCTAAAGATGTTGTTTATACTTATACAAATACTGATTTAGAGTTCCTACCATTAGAGTTTTTTGGTAGATTTGATTATGTATTTGGTAGACAGCGTTTTAGTTCAATATCAAACTTATTTACGGGGGAACAAGTTTACGAAGTGCCGTTTGGTTCGTGCCCAACATCGGGGGTAACAAACGCACCAAACTTTATCATACCACAATTTTACTATCTAAATAATCAACAACAATCTCCTTACGCAACTAAACCGCACCTATTCTTTTGGGTTGGTAATAGACTGGCATATAAAGATGCGCTAAAGTCAGAACAAGGTTCTTGGTATTTGACTTCAGGAGCCACACCGATAGAATGGACTACTTACCCTTGTGTATCACACTTATCAACTTTAGAATCACAAACGGTAAGTGAGGTAATATCAGATTTGAATTTCCAATCTACTTTTGATTTTTTTGGAAATACAAATACACAAATATTACAATTTACACAATTCACATTATACAATACTTTTTGGAGGACTTATATTGAAAACCTATACAACCCAACAGGTAAAAGATTATCAGGGTCTTTTTATTTTAGACCAATTGATGTTTATGAAACACAACTCAACGATAAGATTTGGATAAAGGATAGTTATTTCACTATTGAAAAAATAACTGACGGTGACTTGGTAAATAAAAGATTGACTCAAATAAGCTTACTCAAGGACTCAACCCCTTACTATGAAATAAACCCCCCAGCACCAATTTATATTTATAGTCCTAATCAGGGTTATCCTTCACCAGAGCCCTTCTATTATGGACTTGCATACGTATCAACAGATAAAGATTTGGTTTGTAATGGAACAACACCATCCCTTACAACCTTCTATTCATTTGGAACAGGAACTATTGAAAATCTTGACCAAATATATCTTGATACAGGCACATCGTTTGTTCTCTTACCACAGGGAACTTACATAAGACAAATAACATCTACGACTACCTTCGTTGTTGTAAATAATTTTGGTGAAGTATTACAAACAAACTGTTAAAAAAAATGGCTAATAACGTAGCATATACAATTCAAGTTGATACCTCCAAGGCGGTAAAAGATATAATTGCACTTGAAGAACAAATCGCAATATTAAAAAAAGAACTTGTAGGGTTAAAGGAAGGAACTGAAGGTTTTGATACTTTGTCTTCAGCAATAAAAGGTCTTGAATCAAACTATAATAATTTAATACAGACCGCAGAAAAGTCGGGTGATATTGTTGTAAAATCTGCAGATGAGAGCGCAGAAGCGGTAAAGGCTGTAGGAACTGCAGCAACTAATACAGAAAAAAGTATTGGTAAGTTAGGTGAAAAATCAAAGAAAATAGACCTATCACAACCCTTTAAGAATGTTGTAAAGATAGGGGCTGCGGTTACAGCATCTTTTGCTGCAGCACAATCTGTTTTTACTGTATTTGGCGCAGACAGCACAAAAATAGCTGAAGCTTCGGCTAAAGCACAGGCTCTTTTGACTGTGGCAATTGCTGCACGGGAGGCTGCAGAGGCGGTTGGTGCTGGTACAACTTTATCAGCAACAATAGCCACCAAACTAAAAACAGCTGCAGACAATACACAAATTACAGTTCTAAAAAGGTTATACACACTTTTAGCTAATAATCCATATGCGATTATTGCAGTTGGTGTAGGGTTATTAGTAACAGCATTTATTGCTCTAACTAACGCTACGGACGATGCAACAAAAGCACAAGAAGAGTTCCAAAAAGGAATTGATACTGAAGTAGGTAAAGAAGTAACAAATCTAAATATATTAATTTCTACAATCAACGATACTACACAATCAATAGAGGCTAGAAAAAATGCTTTAGAAACATTAAAATCAAAGTTTCCTAGTTATTTCAAGGATTTAAAAGATGAAGATATATTGTCAGGTAAAGTAAAAATCTCTACAGATGAATTGACTAAATCTATTATTGCTCAAGCTCAAGCACGTGCATTACAAGGTAGAATTGAAGAACGAGCTGTTCAACTTTTAGATATAGAGAGAAAATTATTAAAAACAAAACAAGACAGGATTAAAGCTGAAAAAGAATTCAATCAAACACAAAATGTTATTATTAGTGGTGGTGCAACTGCAGGAGGTTTTACCGCTACAGGAGATTTAAGAAACGCAGCACAAGACAAATATCTTGGATTATTAGATAAAGAGAACGAACTCAAAAACGAACAAAACGACATCAATGTTGCTAACGCAATTGATATGTCTAAAATATTAGATTTAACAAAACAAACAGGTTCAGCACTAAAAATTGAAGGTGATAATCTTAATGACGTTAATAAAGCCACTAAAGAACAAATAGCTTTAGCTAAAGAACTTGAAAACGCATTAAACGACCAACTTGTAAGTTTAGAGGATACTGCAGATGTGTTTAGAAAATTAGGGGAAGCTGGGGGTTTTCAATTTCCAGACCCTGAAGTATTGACGAGAATCAAAGAATTAAAAAATAATATTGAAGGTCTTATACCAGAAGATTTAGCGGATAAGTTTAAGAAAATTGGTTTGGATATTATTATAAAGGATGGGACTTATGAGATTAAAGAACTTGGAAATGAAGTAAAAAATCTTGAAGATATATTTGGTAACTTTATTGAAGAGACAAGGAAGGAATTAAGTAGTAGAGTTTTTTTACAAACCATAGATGAATTTGCTAATACTTCAGCAAGAATATTAAAAGATACTTCTGACCTATTACAAAAAGGTCTTATAACTAAAGTTGCATTTGATTCTGCAGAAAAACTTATAAATCAATATAAGGATTTAAACAGGATAATAACTGAACTACCTGAAGGGGTAAGACAGGTTTTTACTAAAGGTCGTATTGAAGAATACTTGGATATTACAAAACAATTATCAATAGCCACAGGTAAAATTAAATATGAAAAAGTGAACGGACAAATTGTTGAAATAAAGAACTCAACAGTTGACCTTACAAAAGAAACTGAAAGATTAGTCGCATTCCAAAAAAGTTCACTTGAAGCTTTAATAAAACTTTATGAGGCTCAATTCAAGATTAAAAACAATGATAGAGAACTTACTCGTAAACAATTTTTGGCTGAAATAGAAAATCTAAAAACGTTAGGTAAACTAACAGAGGAAGATGCGGACAAGTTAAGTGCAAGGGTTAAAGATACGGGAGCTGACTTTACAAAACTTATTAAAGAAATTGCTGAAGCACAACTAAAAGCCTTAAACAATACGGTTCAAAATATTATTGCTGAAGAAACACAAATTAGAGCATTTCTTTTTGAGATTCAACAAGACAGAATAGAAGCACTAAAAATACAAGGTGAAGCGGAAAAAAGAATATTACTCAACAATCTTGAAGATGTGTTTAAGATAACACAAACTCAAAATGCTATAAATATTGATGCAACAAAAACAAAGGAAGAACAAGTAGTCAGTTTATTAAAACAATTTGCCGATAAGAAAATTGACCTTACTTCATTAACAGAAGAAGAACAATATAAAATTGTATTATTTTATTTAGGTAAACAAAAAGAAGCTGTTGACCAAGCACAAAAAACAAGACAAGAACAAGTTGATAAGTTTGTTGAGGCTATCCAACAAATACAAATGGTTCTGAACTCACTATCACAAACCTCAACAGCCTTTTTCAATCAACAATTTGACACTTTAGAAAAAAGATATAAAAGAGTAACTGATGGTATAACCGGTGATTCAAAAAGAAGTGCAGAGTTAAGAATTGAAGCTGAAAAGGCATACCAAGCTGAACGTGAGAGGTTAGAGAAAAAGGCGGCTAAAACATCTTTAAGAATAGCATTAGCACAATCCTTAGCAAACACGGCTGAAGCGGTAAGTAAAACAGTGGCGGTATATGGTGGAACACCTTTAGCTATCGGTGCAGCTGCAGCGGTCGCTGTTTTGAGCGCAGCACAAACAGCAATAATTGCACAACAATTAGCGAATATTGATTCTTACCGAAAAGGTGGTAGAATTAAAATGGCTGGAGGCGGACTTGTGCAAGGAAAAAGTCACGAATATGGAGGTGTTAAGTTTCAGGGTGGGGGAATAGAACTTGAAGGTAACGAATCTGTTATTAATAGGGTCTCAACGATAAACTATATGGGATTGTTAAGTCAAATAAATCAAGCTGGAGGTGGTAAACCTATAGGTCCTGGTTTTGATGACTCAAGAATTGTAGAAGCAATTGCAAAACAGAGGAACACACCAATCAGGGCATTCGTTGTAGAATCAGACATAACACAAAAACAAACAACAGCTAAAAAAATACAAGAATTAGCTTCGTTTTAACAACAAAAAGTATTTATAGAAAATGTATAGAATAATTGAACTTGATATAGACACGGACTTATCGGGAGATACAGGTGTTTTTGAGGTGGCTTGGGTGGAATACCCAGCAATTGAACAGGACTTTATGTATTTTGGAGAACAAAAGTTTTATAGGGCTCCTGATAATGTTGCATCCAAGGCTTGTAGGGCGATAAAAGAAAATGAAAAAAGGGGAAACCCTGCGTCAACACAGGTAGGAAAAGTTCGTGGTCAACAATTGTGTAACCGTGATGAAATATCTTTAGAGACAATTAAAAGAATGAAATCATATCTATCAAGGGCTGCAGAATATTACACTGGTGACTATGACGACAACGGAACAATTGCCTATGATTTATGGGGTGGTAAGCCAGCTTTAGATTGGGTTGATTCTATTTTGGATAATGAAGAAAATATGGGAATCCAAGATTTCGTTTATCCAAAACCTGAAGAAGATAAAAATGATTTTATATCAAGGTGTATTTCTTATGTTATAGACGAAGGTAAAACACCGGAACAAGCTGCGGGTCAGTGTTACGGAATGTGGGATAATAGGGAGTTTGCTGAAGTCGGTCCAAGAGGTGGAATAAGAGAGAGTAAAAAAGCTCCCAAGTCAGATACACCAAACAAAAACCCTCAAGGTAAAGGGTCGGCTAAAGGGGACGCATCTACTACAAGGGGTGCGAAGGTTACAGAAGAACAAGAAAAAACATTACAAAAAAAGGTTGATGATTTCAACGAAAAAGAATCAAATACCAAAAATGGTAGAGCAACACTTGGACAACTAAAATCAGTATTTCAACGGGGACTTGGAGCATTCACCACTTCACACAGTCCAAGAGTTAAGTCAGCGGAGCAATGGGCTTATGCAAGGGTCAATGCATACTTATTTTTACTCAAGAACGGGAGACCGCAGAACCCTAAATATAAACAGGACAACGATTTGCTCCCCTCCTCACATCCAAAAAAACAAGATTTCTCACCAACAAAAGTATCTTTTGATTGGGATAATACTTTAGAAACTGACAGAGGTAAAAAACTATTAGAGCAAGAATTATCAAGGGGGTCTTTAATTTATATTATATCAGCAAGAAATATGCCAACAAAAGAAATGTTTGATTTAGCATTGAAGTATGGTATTCCTGCAACACATATTTTTACTACTGGAAGTAATCCTGAAAAAATAGAAAAGGTAAAAGAATTAGGAATAAAAAGACACTACGACGATAACTTTAATGTTGTAAGAGATTTAGGTGGTGTAGGTATCAATTTTGATTATGATACAAGTGGTTTACCGGCATATGACAATTATCCAACAAGTGGTGAAACTGATAGTATGTTGATAGAACCTGAACTCCCCCCTGTTTTGTTTGACCAATCACAATTTGAACTAAACATATTTGGATACAATACCAAGTATTTTTATATTTGTCCTGGTGCAATTTCAACATTCACACACCTTGTGGAAATGAACCCTGATGATGAAACTAAAGGTATGATAAGGTCAGCCGCACAAATTGCAGATAATGTATTTGAGATTGAAGCTGATGTTATTGAAGATGAAGAAGCAAGTGTAGGTCAAGTTATGGAAGCACAGGTCTTGGTAGACGATTTCAAGGACTTAATGGGGGAGATTGATAAGTTGGTTGGTATGGAGCACGATGTGTCTTATATGGACGGGCACGTTGTAAAAATCAGTTCATATCTAACTGACGAATATACAACAGAGGAGTTTGCAAGTTTAGAGTTATTAAAGTTCCTTGCTGAAACTGATTACCAAAAGTTTGAATCGGTTATGGGTTCTTTACGGGGTGCAACAGAATCACAGATAATGCAAAGGAAACACGATAAACCTGTATTTTATTTCAAGTATGATAGGGTTATGAGTGGATTCCCTGATAGAGATTTCTGTATGTCTATAGAGGACAGATATTTCCGTAGATTTGAAATAGATTTACTGGACGATACTAATAAGGAGTTTGGGCACAACGGGCAAGGATATAGCAAATGGGATTTCAAGGGAGGTCCAGAATGTGTCCACGCTTGGAGAAGATTTATTTATACTCCTGCAGAAAAAAACAGAGATGCAAAACTAAAAGATTTAGGTATGGTTCCCGGTAAACCAGGAACAGCACCACAGGCTATGCAAGGAAGAGGCTATTACCCTGGCACCCCAAGATATGAAGCCGCTGTAAGTCGTGGTGGATTTTCAATGTCTTATATGGAAAATATAGATTGCACGTTTGGAAACTTATGTAAAGTCAATTTTAACGAACAACAACTATTTTCAACTCAAGACGAGGAGAGAATGATTTACACTCCCCTAATGATACCTAATATTCTAATACCAAGATTTGACGAAACATCACAAGAAAAATACTATGTAAAGTTCAAGCCTGAAGTTATTAAAAATATTAGGGATAAGTTCATGACCGAGTTAAGAAACAGAAAAACTAATCTTGAACATACCAATCGTAAGTTTGAAGATATTGTAATGGTTGAAACTTGGATTGTTCAGGGGGAACAAGATAAATCTTATGAATTAGGTTTTACACAAGAACAAATACCCATTGGAACTTGGATGGGTGCATACAAAGTTCTTGATACTCCCGAAGGAGATATGGTTTGGAATAACTATATCAAACCTGGTAAGGTTAAAGGTGCGAGTGTTGAAGGAAACTTTATACTCAACTTTTCCAGTGAGAAAACTGATGAATATTTATTAGAACAAGTTATAAACATATTAAAAAAAATAACTGATTAAATGAACGCAACAGAAGCAATTAACAAAATCGCAGAATTGTTAGGTTTAGGTCTGAAGTCACAAAAGTTTATGGTAACTAAATTACAAGATAATACAACAACTATTACCAACAATTTAGATGCCCCCTTCACAATTGGAGACTCTGTGTTTATTGTTGGTGAGGATTCAGTATTGAAACCCGCACCGTCAGGAACACACAAAACTCGTGAAGGTCTTATCATTAGTTTAGGTAATGATTCTATTATTACAAAAATTGAAGACGAACCTAAACCTGAATTGAGTTCACCAATAAACGAGGCTTCAACAGAAATTGAAGACAATAAAACTGAAATGATGACAAAAGCAAAATTAGCAGATGGAACCGAAATTGAATCTGACGCAAGTGGAGATTTCAAGGTAGGAGACAAACTGTATGTGATTACAAAAGAGGGTGAAAAAGTTGATGCACCCGCAGGAGAACACACAACCGAATCTGGTATTACTTTAACTGTAGATGGTGAAGGAAAAATCACCGGAGTTAAGTATCCTGATGAAGAGGGTGAAGGTTCACTTGAAGCTAAAGAAGACGAAATGAAAAAACTAAAAGACACTATGGAAAAAATGATTTCTATGATGGCTGATTTTAGTAAGGATTTTGAATCCTATAAAAAAGATTATGAAGAATTTAAGAGTTCTCCAGCATTTGAAAAACCAATTGTTCGTAAAACTTTTGGTAAGGAAAATATCCTTGATGCTAAAGTAGCATTCTTAAGAGACGCATTAAGAAAATAAAAAACAATAAAATAAAAATGGAAAAGAAAATATTTAAGAAGGGTGAGGGTAAAAACTTCAACTTTAACTATGATTTAGCAAGTTTACCTGTTTATAATTCTTATGGTGACGAAATGTTGATTAAAGCATTTCTTGGTTTAACACTACCAAAATATAGTTCAGTTAGACCAAACCTAAAAGGAACCGTAGAAAAGGTAGGTTTTGTGACCAACGATGTAATTTTGCAAGACGAATCTTGTGGATTTAGTCCGACAGGGGAAACAGTTCAAAATGTTGTAACTGTTAATTTGTGTAATAAAAAAGTAAACCAACAATTGTGTCCTTACGATTTGTATGATACATATTTGAGTCAGTATTTAACTGATGCAAATTTCCAAGAGAGCGTTCCTTTTGAGGAAGTAATCTTGACTGATATTGCAAATAGAACAGCTAACCAAATTGAACTACAGTTATGGAGAAACACAACCGCATCAGGTGGAACAATTTATAACGACCAATGTTTCAACGGTGTTATTAGTTTGATTACATCGGGTAACGGAGCTACAAGAATCGCTTACACAGGTGCTACAGCAACAAATGGTTTGGATGTGTTCTCATCTTACTACAGAGCAATTCCTGAAAACGTATTACACAGAGACGACTTGGTTATCTATTGTGGATTCTCTGACTACCGTGCGTTAGTTGCGTCAATGAGAAATAACTCATTCATCAACCTATTTACTGACCCTACGGGAGTTGCTACAGAAGGTTCTGATTGGGGTGTTATGTTACCAGCTTCAAACTGTAGAGTTGTTCCAACACAAGGTTTGACAGGTCAAGGTAAAGTATACGCAGGTCCGGCACAATACATAATGGTCGGAATGAATTCCGAGATGATGACCCAAAGAGCATTATACGACCCATTTGAGGACATCGTGAAATTATCACTTCGCGCTACTTACGGCGTTGGTGTATTCTCTGTTGACTCATTTGTAGTTGCAAACTAATAAACGAAAAATTAAAATATAGAATAATATGAGTTGTTATATTTCATCTGGCTTTACTTTAGATTGTCGTAATGCTTCTACAGGTGGTCTTCGGACTGTTTGGATATTAGGAGATGCAGGTAATGAAATTTCCGGTTGGACAGAAAACGCAGAGAGTCAAGTGCTATCCGCTTCTGGAACAGGAACATTTTACAAGTTTGAGCTAACTAAACAAGGCTCTTCACTAACAGAAGAGATTGGCGTTAATACCACTGCACAGTCAGTAGTATTTTTACCAACACTGGTAATGAACTTACCGAGACTGGATAAGGATTTACGTAATGTATTCCAAAATCTTGTATCACAAAATAATATCTACTTTATGGTAGAGGACAACAACGGTCGTTATTGGACTGGTGCTTGGAAGAACGGTGCCCTTGTAACCGCAGGGTCATTGGCTTCAGGTTTAGCATACACCGATTTGAACGGGATGTCAGCTTTAACCATAACTGGTGGAGAACCAAACGCAACACAAGAGATTTTAGTAACAACTACTCTTGGTGCGATATTTACCGGTATTACGGTTCAATCGTAATATCCTTAAACACTAATCAAGGGGGGAGGTTTTCCTCCCCCTTTTTTTTTTAGCCAATTATAAAATATGAAGTGGAACGGAAGAAGTTATAGACCCGCAGGTGCACAATTTATCACAAAGAAAAAACCTTTTGATTTTCAAGAGGCGTTAAAGCCATATGGTGAAAAAGAATTGCCTGTATGGAGTTCTGTTGTTAGTGTTAATAATGAAGTTCCCGCATCACCTGTACCAACATCATCACCTACCCCAACACCAAGTATTACTCCAACACCTACACAAACACCAGGTGCGAGTCCAAGTCCGACTTCAACAGTAACCCCAACGGTTACTCCTTCAATATCGGTTTCTGTTACTCCAAGTTTAACACCAAGTATTACCCCAAGTATTAGTCCTTCAGTTAGTCCAACTATTACTCCATCTGTATCCGTATCTGTTAGTCCAAGTTTAACACCGACAACAACACCTACAAATACAC